GATAACCTGTATAAATTTAAGATAACCTGTATAAATTTAAGATAACCTGTATAAATTTAAGATAACCTGTATAAATTTAAGATAACCTGTATAAATTTAAGATAACCTGTATAAATTTAAGATAACCTGTATAAATTTAAGATAACCTGTATAAATATAAAGTTTGATTAATCTCTCCTAATAATTCATCTCTGATGTTTAATAAATCAGTATCTTTAAGCATATTTTGTAATTTTTCCAAATAATCTTTAGATTTATTTAATAATTCTTCAGCACCATTGTCAGTTAAATATAAAGGTTCAATCTTTATTCCACTAATTAATGGCTTCACTTTATACTTGCCAATAAAAACTTCAACAAATCTATCAATTAAAGATAACAATCTTTCACCAAATTGGTCAGATGCTTTGTGTCTAGAATAAGAAGTTGTGTTCCAGTGGTATAACTTAAGATTTAATTGTAGAGTAAAAAAAAATTTAACTAGGTCGTTAATATTTGTTTGGGGGTCCATATAAATTATATAGAAAATATATTAAATTTAATTTGAAAAAAATTAGACATTTTTTTTTAAAAATAACACATTTTATTTATTATCATACTTGCTTCATGAGAATCAATGTGAACAGTACCAGGTCTATGTTGGGTCATTAATTCTACAATACATCCCATCGAAGGATTACGTAAAATTTCATCCAATTTCAACATTTTACGACGTAGCCATATATAACCGGTTTTTTTGTAATATGATAAAATTCTTTCATCTTTAAGGTCCTTAGATTTTAGTGTAACAGATTTATAATTACAAGGATAAATAGTAGAAAAATCAAATTGCAAAAATTTAAATGACATTACGTCCATTAATTTAACTGAGAAAATAAAAAAATTAAGTTATCATCTGTTTTTTACAACCTGTCTTCCATTTTTCATTTGAACGGCAACACCGACAGTCTTACCACCTTTAGTAATTGGAACTTTTATTTCAACATCATCTTCTTCTTCCTCTTCAGTATTATCTTCTTTTTGATCATTATCACTATCCTTATCGTCATCAATAAGTTTTGATAATTTTAAGCTTTGAATTTCTTTTGCCATTGTATCAATTATTTTTTCTAATTTTTCTATTCTTTCATTAGTATAATCTTGATAATCTTTCATATGGTAATCCACTGGAATGATAATTTGTCTTTTGAAAGAAAATGGTTTAACTTTATAGGAAAAGTTAATGATATATTTAGTTTTATCATCAAAATTCTTTGTTACTGAATACTTATCATCAATGAAATCATCAAATGATTGTTGAATAATTTCAAGATAGTTTTCTTTAATTTCTTCAGGAAACATATCCATTGAAACCTGTCCTGAATAAAAACTATTTTTGTTGTCTATTTTAAGTGTGTCATCAGAGATAGAGAATTGCATTAATTTATTATTTAACAATTAATTTAATATATTATCAATTTTTTCTTGACTTTTCTTCATTAGCAATAAGCCATGAAACTCTTTTTTGTAAATTAGTAAAATCAATTATAGGTTCAATTCTTATAATTCCAAAATTAATTAACCATCTTATTATAAAATTACATTTTATTAAATGGTCTTCTATTAAAAAAATATCATCATATATGTTTTCTTGCATATTATAAACTAATTAGAAAATTTTAGTTTAAAATGAAATAATTAACTATTTAATTTTATAATGAAAGTTTTAGTCATTATAGCGGGGCATGAAATGTCCAAAAATGACTTGCCTAATATAGAAATATTAAATAACTATTTAATAAATAGAAATTTTGATTTTGATTATTGTGCTATTTCCAATACTGATGATTTTATAAATTTTGAAAGTATCATATCTTTTAAATATAAAGAAATAAATCAAAAAAAGCAATTAAGTAAAATATGTGATTTTATAAGCAAATACAAAAATGAATTAGATTATGATTGGTATATTAAAATTAGACCTGATGTTAAATTATTAGAAGAAATTAATTTTGATATATTATTAGATAATGCCATCAATGGTAGAGCAAGACATTATAGAGGTCCAAAAAAAATTAAATACGGTATGTCAGTTAATGGTCCTGGAAGATGGCAAAATGTCGGAGACTGTGTATATTCGAATAAAGAAGAGCTTGTAATATTAGATGACCAAATATTTATTTTTCATAAAAATATTATAGTTTTGGGTGGATTTGATATTGTTGAACCTAATTACGATGAGGGTGAAAGTCATCATTCCAATATTTGGATTTCTCGTGGTATTGGATTAAATGTTATTGGTATATTAATTCATATGACTAAATATGATTGTTATTCTGGTAATCTAAATTTATAAAAATTGATTTAAAATAGGTAAGATAATTAATTATAATAATATATGTCTAAAATTCTAGTTATTGTAGAATCGCCTGGTAAAATTAAAAAAATTAATGAATATCTGGGTAATAATTACATTGTTAAAGCTTCCTTTGGTCACGTTCAAGATTTGGATAAAAAGACTTTGTCTATTGATGTGGAGAACAATTTTAAGCCTCTATACATTGTATCTCCTGATAAAAAAAAAGTTGTTACAGAATTAAAAGAATTAACCAAAACTTGTAAGGATGTAATTTTAGCTTCAGACGAAGATAGAGAAGGGGAAGCGATTGCAGGTAGTCTTAGAAATGTTTTAAATTTAAAAGAACCAAAAAGAATAGTTTTCCATGAAATTACCAAGAAAGCTATTAATGATGCTATTGAAAATCCAAGGATTATTAATCAGGATTTAGTTGAAGCTCAACAAGCTAGAAGATTATTGGATAGACTAGTTGGATATAAAATCAGTCCAATTCTATGGTCTTATAAAATCGGTGAAAGTGCAGGAAGAGTTCAATCAGTAGTAGTAAGAATATTGGTTGATAAAGAAAAAGAAATAGCCGACGCTATATCAGAACCATTTTTAAAAACAGTTGGTGAATTTTCCATTAAAAATAATAAATTTAATGGAACTTTAAACTATCAATTCAAAACCAGTCTAGATGGTAAAACTTTTTTAGAAAGTATTGATAAGGAGACCATTTTTAAGGTAATCTCGGTTGAAAATAAATCTTCAACTCGCAAGCCATCTCCTCCGTTTATTACATCAACATTGCAACAAGATGCTTCAACTAAAATAGGTTTCGCAGTCAAAAGAACAATGGACGCTGCTCAAAAATTATATGAAGCTGGTTTAATTACCTATATGAGAACCGACTCTACAAATATATCTGAAGAAGCATTAAAAGCTTGTGAAAAATATATTAAAACAAATTATGGAAAAGAATATTCTGATACAAAAACTTATACTACTAAAAACAAAGGCGCACAGGAAGCTCACGAAGCTATTCGTCCTACTTATATAGATAAATCAGAAATAGAAGATTTAGATGATGATTGTAAAAAAGTTTATTCATTAATTTGGAAAAGAACTTTAGCGTGTCAAATGTCTAATGCTAAAATTAATACACAAATAGTTTCTATTGATGCGGAAAAAAATAAAAAGTCTCTTTTAGTATTTTCTAAAAAACAGGGATACTTTGTATCTAGCTTAGAAAATATCGAATTTGATGGTTTTTTAAAGTTATATGATAATTCTCCAGAAGATGACGAAACAGAAAAAGGTAAAATTGAAATTAAGGAAAAAGATATCGTTGATATGACTAAAATTAAAATTACTGAGGAATATACCAAATTGCCCTTGAGATTTAATGAAGCGGGTATTATCAAATACCTGGAAAAAAATGGTATTGGTAGACCTTCAACCTATGCATCTATTCTTAATAAAATTATTGATAAGAAATATGCAGAAATCAAAAATATTGATGGTATTAAAAAAGACTCATCTGTAATGGAATTAGTTAATAAAAAGAAACTAGAAGTTAAAGAAACTAAGAAAGAAATTAGGGTTGGTAAAGAAAATAAAAAGTTAGTACCAACCGAAATAGGTAATCATATTGTAAAATTTTTAATGGAAAACTTTAGTCCAATTATGGATATTAAATTTACAGCTGATTTTGAAGAATTTTTGGATAAAATTGCTGATGGAAAGGCTAAATGGTTTAATATTTTAAATCAGTTTTACCAGCTTTTCAATCCTATCTGTATAAAATTATCAAAAGAAGTTAAAAGTAATCCAACGTTAGCTAATTCAGATAAATTATTAGGTAGTTTTAATGGTATGGAAATTTTTACAGGAACAGGTAAATATGGTCTTTATGTAAAGAGACTAGAAAAAGAAGGAGCTACTAAATGGAAATTCGCTCATATTGAAAATGAAGATATCGAATTAGAAGAAGCGGTTGAATTACTTAAATATCCTATTGATTTGGGTAATAATGCTTATTTACACAAAGGACAATTTGGTCTATATGTAAAATATGGGGATAAAAATATTTCTGTTAAGGATATGGATGAGAATGAAATAACTTTTGAAAAAATTAAACCATTGTTAGAGGGTGGAGATAAATATGCTTTAAAAACATTTACTGTTAAGAACAAAATTATAAATGTAAAAAATGGTCAATTTGGTCCATTTTTACAAATAGTTTCAGGTAAAAGCAAGTCTAATATACCCATACCAAAGAACTACGATGTAGAAAAGATAGATTTAGCAGATGCTTTAACTATAATTGGAAATAAAAATGGTACTTCTAAAGAACCTGCATTTAAGAAAAAACCAATTAATTTATAATTTAAAAAAAAAATCTAAAATAATATATATAAAAATGGAAAAAAAAAAAGAAATTGAACCTTTCGCCGATTCAACTACCTCCACTATATATGGTGTATTTCACTTTATTTGCTTTATCTTTGCGTTTTACCTTGCTTTTAAATGCAATGATGGATTTGAAATAACTTCTTTCATAGCTGCGTGCTGTTGCCCTTTCTTATACATTATCTTCAAATATGCAACTGATTCATCATTTTGTGGAATGAAAAGTGATGAATAATAAAATAAATAATTTAAAAAATCTTTTAAATTATTTCTAAATGGTAATAATAAAATGGATAATTCTGTACCTTTACGTCCTCGTCACAGAAACAACTTACACCATCCCCATTTACATTTCATGGCTATTTTTAACTTTGTATGCTCTGTATTTGCTTTCTATTTAGCTTTCAAATGCAATAATGGTTTTGAAATATATTCATTCTTACTAGCTCTATTCTGTCCTGTTTTATATATCATCTACAAGTATGCTACTAGTCCAACATTTTGCGGTGTAAAAGAATAAGTTAAAAAAAAAAAAAATTAAATAAATCTTTAAAAATAATTTTTCTAATTATTTTTAATAATATGGGTAATAATATAGTTCTTTATTCCAATTGTAATACAACAGGAAATACATTTGCTTTAGATTCTGATTTAGATTCCGGTGCAATTTTTAATCAAAATCAATGGCCTGCAGGTTCAAATTCTATAGAAATTAGAGATAAATCTGTTGTTGTTTTAATTCCTATTGATGATCGTCCTGGAATAAAATTACAAGGACCAGTGAAATGGAGCTTTTGTGATAATGGATATGCTAATGGTATTAGAACAATTTATATTGAAAAAAATGCAACTCCGAAAAAATCAATAAATGGTTTAAGGTCCGCAACTCCACAAATACCACCACCTATAGTGAAATATAAATCTCCCTTTGGTGAAAATCCACAACAAATAACAGAGAATAAAGATGGAATTACAAGAAGTGTAATGTATTTCAAACCTAATGATAAGATAAATTTTGGTTGCGGAGGTATTTTGAAATCTATTAGTATAGCTCTTAGATATGATTTAGTCATAACTGATTTTTTTAATTATTCTACATACAATAAGGAGAACTTTCTGTTTAATTCAGACCAAAATGACGCACCACCCTTATTATCTCAAGCAATAGGCACAAGTGCTAATTTTTATTTTAATAACAATATAGAAATGTTAACTGCAATAATGAAAAGTTCTGGTAAACCAGTTGCCAATTACAAATCAGATGTTCAATTTTGGTCTATGATAACTTGTGTATGTTTTAAACCACAAGAAATTGGAACAAATATGACGAATGACTCCGCATTAGTAAAATCAGTAAGAATTGCTGGTGGTACACAACATTTGAATTTTTCCCAAATAGTCGTTACAGATATGAAAGGAAACAACATTGCATTAAATAGACCCACTATTTCATCAGGTGCTGGATGGGGAAGTAGCGAAAAAAATGTTGTAGATGGTACTTTGAAAGTTAGAGCTTCACCATATATATTTGACAGCGCTAACCCCGGAGGTTTTTTCGAAGTATTTTTAGATAATCCTACTATAATTTCTTCAGTTACTATTTACAATCGTGATATTGTACAAGATAGATTAGCATCAGGCTATAAAGTAATATTAAAGAATATGAACGGAATAGATATTTTTAAACCTTATGCATTAAACGGTGATCCTATACAAACAATAAATGTTCTTGATAGTTATAAAAACAAATCAAACGAACAAACATCATCACCCTCAGCATCTACGGTATCTACAATTTGTGGTTCATATGGTTATCCTAACGCTGATAAAAGTTTGCGTATATATAGTAATAATGATTGTAATCAACTTAAAGGAAAATGGAGTAGCAATGGAGAATGCTTGAAGCCTGAAGGAGGAAGTTTCAGTTGGGATTGTCGTCAATTAAATTTTCCACCACCTCCTCCACCCCCAGTACAAGTATCAGTACTTCCTCCTCCACCTCCTCCACCACCTCCTCCACCCCCAGTACAAGTATCAGTACTTCCTCCTCCACCTCCTCCACCTCCTCCACCCCCAGCACGATCACCGGATACGGTTGAACAAATTCAACCTAATCAAGTTATTTTCTATCACGGACCTAATTATACTGGGAAAAAAGTAATTTATACCATCGATAAAATGACTGTTTTCAAAATTCCCATTAATCATTTTCCTTGGGGAATAAAAATTGGCAGTTCTCTAGGTTTATATGGAAATAGTATAGATAATAGTTTGAATTTGATATTAGGTGGTAAATATGAAAGTGAATTAACATTTCCAGAAAATCCAAATCCTAATCCTCGAAACATTAATAACTATCTAAATGAAATTATTGATATGAAAGATACTAGATTTGGTTCAAAAGAATGGATGATAGCTATTAAAAATCATTCAACAAAAGAAGATTTCAAAAACTCTAATTATGAAGAACCTAACATTTCATTAGTTATGGTTTTCAATCTTGTTTGCTCTATATTCGCCTTATATTTAGCATTTAAATGCAATAATGGTTTCGAAATATATTCCTTCTTACTAGCTCTATTCTGTCCTGTTTTATATATCATATACAAGTTTGCTACCAGTCCAACATTTTGTAAATTAAGAAAAATATAAAAAAAAATATATAGATTATTATAATAATGAATATTAAAATTATGATTTTATGTATTTGTATAGTAATGTCTCTTTTACTTAATTTAAAATGTGGCGGTGGCTTTGACATAATGAGTGTATTATTTGCTTGCATTTGTTCTCCTATTTATATTATATATAAATTTATAACAGATCCTCATCTTTGTGGGTTAAGATAAATATTTAATAAAAAATAAAATATAAATTACTTTAATAATGTTAGATATTATTATTAGAATAATTCATTTTATACTAGTCGCATTTATTGTAATTGCTCCATTTGTTAATAATATTTATATAAAAAAAAATATTTTAGTAATCTTAGTTTATCTTCTTTTTCAATATTTATCAGGTTATCAAAAATGTGGATTAACTCAGTTAGAATATTTAGCCTTGGGACAAAAATATCAAGAAGGATTTTTATATAGATTAATTAACCCCTGGATTAAAATACCAGAATCTTATTTTGATAAATGGTTATACGTTGTTCATATAATTTTAATTATGGTTCTCATTTATCAAATTTATAATCATTATAAAAATAAGGGCCCAATATTAAATCAAATATCTAATCAAATAGCTAAGCTAAATCCCATTATTGTTGAGAAAAAATAAATTTAGAGCATATCACCATTGTATGTATTATATACACATTTTAACATTTTTTTAGCACGAATTATCAGCCAACCATTTACTTGGTTTTCTAATGAATCTACTACATTCTTAACTTTCTCCTTATCAAACCTATATCCAATACTTATTTCATTAAATAATTCTTTTAATGAATCATCATATTTTGTTTGATTTATAGAATAGTAATATATTCCATCCTTTATAATTAAATAAGACTTATTTTTACTTTCATCATCTTTCATTAATTTGCACCATAAATGAGCTGGTAATTGAGCTAAAGTTACACTCCAATGATGTATTGGTAATTCTAAACCAGATTTTGGTAGATGTTGTCTCCAGCCCTCTGCTAATTCATCTTGATTTAATGGTTTACATACAACTTCTTCATTACCTTCAATTAAAAGTTGTCCATTACTTAAACGACCTTTATTTATAATTACCTTGTAATGACCAAATGGTAATTTTCTTTTTTTAGTTTCAACCATCTTCTCACTAGACATATATATTAATATAAATATTTATCCTTTTAATTAATTTAAAAAAAATTGATTTAAATATAATTTTTATAAGTTATCTATTATTAATGAAGGCTTTAGTACATCAGAGACCTACTATTTCAGAGCTTTTAAAGTGGGAGAAAGACAAGTTGGTTAACCCAAGAACTCTAAGAAATATTAAAGAAAATGGTAATACTTATAATTTTTATCAAAAAGAATATGATAAGCATTTTCCAAAAATTAAAGATACAAGTTTAAATTTATTAAATTGTATTGATGATAAAGACCCTATTAGTCTAAATATTTTCTGGAAATTAGAAAATGATAATAAAAAAATTATTTACACTGATTTAAATAATTTGATTTTATATAAGGATACAAACGGTTTAATAAGATGTTTTGAAAAAGAAAGTTTATCTTATATGAAAGCATATAAGATAAATAAACATCCTGTTACTAATGAAGAAATTCCTACTTTTATATTTAATAAAATTGAAGAGAAAAACTTGGATATAGAAAGATTAACAAAATCAGTAAACGATAAAGCATTAGAAATTTTCCAAAAGTTTTCTAATATTTCTATTTTTATTGATTCTGAATGGTTTATAAACTTATCAAAAGCTAAACTACTTAAATTTAATTTTGAAATTAGGGAATTTTATATTAATAATTTTACAGATGAACAAAAAAAAGAAATTTCTGATAAAATAATTTTTGAAAAAACACAACACGATTTAGAAACTTTAGAAAAAGATGATGTAATAAATTATTTACTAATTCAAATGGATGTTTTACTAGAAATTAAAAAGGAAGAACTAAAATATATGTCAAATTATATTTTAGTTGGAGCATTAGGAATAGTAATACCAGAAATAAAAGAATTATATCCTGATTTTAGCTTTTCATTTAATTAAAAAAAATTGATTTTTTTACTGACTATACATTAATAATTATTATATGTCTAAACCTAAAATTCAAACACTAATTACTGATTTTTTCCAAATTATTGAAAAAATTGTATATGGATATAATCCTAAAACAGAATCGTGGCATTGTTTAACTTGTGGAAGGGATATGGGACCTCAAAATCCTAGACAACTTTGTGGCAAAACTAGATGCGCTTTTATTGATTAAATTAATAAATCTAATAATTTTTTTAATTGAAATTCGTTAACACACGTATTACCTACACAAAAAGATTTTTTATCGATATTTATAAATTTTTCTTTTTTTTTAGCACCCTTTTTAGATACTGGTGCTTGTCTAACTATTGGTACTAATGAGGTTACTGGGTTAGATGCAGATGCGGATCTAGGTGCGGATTTAGATGTGGGTTTAGATGCAGGTTTAGATGATGGTTTGGATGCAGATACTGGTATTGATTTGGATGCTGACACTGGTATTGATTTGGATGCTGATGCCGGTTTAGATGCCGATGTAGATGCCGATGTAGATGCCGGTTTAGATGCCGGTTTAGATGCCGGTTTAGATGCCGGTTTAGATGCCGGTTTAGATGCCGGTTTAGATGCTGTTGTAGATGCCGGTTTAGATGTCGGTTTAGATGCCGATGCTGGTCTGGATGTTGATACTGGTTTAGATACTGGTTTAGATGCTGATACTGGTTTAGATGCTGATACCGGTTTAGATGAAGATTTAGATGAAGATGTTTGTCTGGATACTGGTTTAGATACTGATTTAGATACAGGTTTATATACTGGTTCTGGTTCTGGTTCCGGTTCTGGTTCCGGTTTAGGTTCCGGTTTAGGTTTCGGTGCGAATATTGGTGTGGATACGAATACTGGAGTTTGTTTAGATGAAAAATTTTTATAGCTTGTATTTTTTGAAGTATCATCTTCATAGTATGTATCACTTTCTTCTTCAGTTTCTTCTTCAACATATTCTTCTCCATCATCTTCTTCACCATTATCTTCTTCTTCATCATATTCTTCTTCATCATATTCTTCTTCAGTTTCTCCTTTTGTATCTTCATTATCTTCATTATCTCCTTCTTCTTCATCTTCTTCATAAATGTAGTTTTTATTATTAGTTGGTTTAATATTTGTTTGTTTAAAATTATTATCAGACTGACTTATTTCTTTTTCAATATCTTTTAAATTTAATTTTGGTGTAACTGGTTGTGTAACTGGTTGTGTAACTGGTTGTGTAACTGGTTGTGTAACTGGTTGTGTAACTGGTTGTGTAACTGGTTGTGTAACTGGTTGTGTAACTGGTTGTGTAATCTTTGGTATAACTTTCGGTGTGTCTTTCGATTTAACCTTTGCTTTAATATTTTGATTTTTAAAATTTTCATTTATTCTACACGTGAAAGATGATTTATTAACATTATTTTTAAACATTTATTAATAATGTTAAGAAAAAAATTTATTATACTCCTATACTAATTATTATTTATTAGAGAAGTTAAATCTCTTATTTTATTCTGTAAATCTTGAATAGTTGCATTTAAATTGTCTGATGTTGATTGTAAATTATTAATTTGGTCTGTTTTATCTACATTTCTAATTTGAGTTTTAAGATCAGAAACAGAATTTGTTAAATCAGTTGATATTGTTTGCAAACCATTAATTTGTTCTGTTTTATCAACATCTTTAATTTGATTTTTAAGAGAGGAAACTGAATTTGTTAAATCAGTTGATATTGTTTGCAAACCATTAATTTGTTCTGTTTTATCAACATCTTTAATTTGATTTTTAAGAGAGGAAACTGAATTTGTTAAATCATCTGAAAGTTTTTGTGATGTAGTATAAGCTAAATCATAATTTTGTATTACACTAGGAGTTAATTTATTTTCTAAATTTTTAATTTTAGTTAAATCTACTTCATTAATCTTATTTTGAAGTTCTTCTGAAATTGTATAGGCTGAATTATAATTTTGTAATATGCTTGGTGATAGTTTCGTCTGGAATTCTTGAATAGCTGAATAAGCATAATTATAATTTTGTAATACACTAGGGGTTAATTTACTTTGTAATTCATCCATTGCTGTTAAATTTACACTATTTAATTTATTTTGAATTTCTTGAATGATAGGAAATCCTGATAAATTACCTATTTTATTTTGCATTTCTTGAATATTAACATTTTGAGATTCTTGTAAACCACCTATTTTTTCTTGTAAAAATTGAACATTTGAATATTGTGATTCTTGTATACCAACTATTTTATCTTGTATACCACCTATTTTATCTTGTATACCACCTATTTTATCTTGAAAGCCACCTATTTTATCTTGTATACCACCTATTTTATCTTGAAAGCCACCTATTTTTTCTTGTAATGATTGAACATTTGAATATTGTGATTCTTGAAAGCCACCTATTTTACCCTGTAAAAATTGAACAGTTGAATTTTGAGTTTCTTCTATGCTACCTATTTTACCTTGTAAACCACCTATTTTACCTTGTAATGATTCTTCTAACCCACCTAATTTACCTTGTAACATTTGGACATTTGAATATTGATTTTCTTGTAACCCACCTATTTTACCTTGTAACATTTGGACATTTGAATATTGATTTTCTTGTAACCCACCTATTTTACCTTGTAACATTTGGACATTTGAATATTGATTTTCTTGTAACCCACCTAATCTACCTTGTAACATTTGGAAATTTGAATATTGATTTTCTTGTAAGCCAGTTAATTTACCTTGTAACATTTGGACATTTGAATATTGATTTTCTTGTAAGCTGCCGATTTTACCTTGTAATAATTGAAAATTTTGATTAAAATTATTTACAGCTTGAGGTAATTGGCTTTGAAGTTCTTGAACAGATTGAGATCTATCAGTATTATTAATTTTATTTTGTAATTCTTGAATACTTTGATTAAAATTATTGACAACTTGAGGTAATTGACCCTGTAATTCTTGTACAGCTGCTCTTCTATCTATACTATTTATAGCTTGAGGTAATTGTTCTTGTAATTCTTGTACAGCTGCTCTTCTATCTATACTATTTATAGCTTGAGGTAATTGTTCTCGTAATTCTTGGACAGCAGCTCTTCTATCTATACTATTTATAGCTTGAGGTAATTGTTCTTGTAATTCTTGTATCAAACCATAATTATTATCTATTTTACTTTGTAATTCATCTACAGCAGCAGTTCTATCACTATTATTTATTTTGTAATCAAGTCCTTTTAAAGTAGCATTATATAAAATATTTTGATTTTCTTGAGAAGTTACAAAATTATTAAACATTTTTAAATTTTTGGGTAATTCTTTTTGAAGTTCTTTAACTTCTTTCGTTCTGTCAACGCTATTTATTTTATTAATTAAATCTTCTTTAGAAGCGCTTAATATACTTTCTGTATTTGCAATTTGACCATTTGCAGATAGGATTGTATCAAATTGTGATTTATCTATACATGTACCATTTAAACAAAATTTACCGGTAACAGTTAAATCATCAGAAATTGTAACTTTTCTATTTGTTCCATCACCAGATTTATTTCCTGCAATTATGAAAGACTTTTGATTGGTAGTATCATTCGCTAATTCTACCCCATTAGGATCTTTTTGAGTAAAATCTGAAAGATTTGATGATAAACTAATATTATTATAAGTCATTTTTAATGGGTCTGTTAACTTTTTAAAATTTCCTTGATCATAACAATCACCATTTATACAAATTTCTCCATTTACATTAACACCTTGAGTGTTTAAACTTTGAGAAGTGATATCTTTTTGAAATTGTGCAGAATCCATTACATTTAATTTTTTAGCTAACACTACGCCTTGATTACTCCAACCGAGAACATCATCAGAAGGACCAATACCCATTAATCCAATACCAGATGATTTTAATCTAACATTATCATTTTTATCTATTTTTACATAATCATTTAATTTACTTACGCTTTCTGATAATATAAAGAAATCCTTAGCATTAGCGTATTTGGATGGTTTTTTAGATGATTTTTTACTTTTTTTCTTCTTCTTTTTTGCAAAATTTTCGATTATTTTTTCATTTTTTAAATCATAAAATATATTGGGCATATATTTTATGATAGATTTTAAATAAAATTATACTTAAATTTTTATAAGTTTATCACTTTCTATTTTAGGATTATTCTTTTCTAATATTTGCTTACCTTCTTTTATATAATCAAAAGTGCACTTATGTTGTTCAGGAAGTCTACATTGACTGCATAATACTTTTATAGAACATTTACAAGAAAAACTAAGTAAAGATGGAACTTTCTTATTACAAAATTCACATTTTAAAGTCATTAAACTAATATTAATTAGATAATAAAAATTTATTTTTCAACTTTTATCTTCAATGATACTCATAAACTTTCGTATGTTCCACCTGACCACAAATATCAGGAATATTAAAATTTTCTACATTTTTAAATTTATCAAAACATTCTTGTCTTATCTTTTCAGGTATTGGTGAATTCTTATTTAATATAGCATTATTTATATCCGCCTTAATATATCTTAAAAACGTCTTACAATCTCTTCTACCAGATGGAGGTAATATAATCACCTCTTCTATTTTATTTATTATCATTGCCCAATCTGATGCTAATCTTTTGTGATTTTCTGCATATTGTTGAAATCCTAATTTATCCTGAAGAATATTTAGAGTAGACACAATTATTGAAATACTACCAAAAAGCCAAGTCATTTGAAATCCATTTATATTATAATTTCCTAAAATTACATTACTTAGTCCAGAAATAGTTGTTAAAATATTTATAATTATCATAAATTTTTTGGCACTATTATTATTTATATCAAATGATTTCATATGCATCCATTCATAACATTTAGCTTTATCACACCAGCCAGCTAATAAATTATCTATATCTGAAGTCCAACTCATTCCTATTGCTTCTAAATCTTTATTTTTATCATCTAATAATTTTTCTTCACTCATTAAATAATTATAGATAATATTTTATGAAATTGTATAATCACATATTAGATAACCCACTGAATTTTTTATAAAATCAAAATAAATTTCGTTGTTATAAAAAGTAGTATATGATGAAGCTTTATCTAAGGTTATTTTGGATATAATTTCATTTTTAATATTATTACTGTCAAGTAATGTTATTTTTATTTTATCTATATTAGAATATAATAAAGAGTCAATAGAAGTAATTAAACTTCCTTGGTTTCCTTTCATAATACGACGAATTGTATTTAAGGTTCCATCAATATGAGTGATTAATATTTCAAAAATATAGATTTGTGAGTCTTGTTCTAAATTACTGTAAATATATTTTGAATTTTCGGATTTTTTCTTTTGGACGGAATAGTTAACTTCGCACATTAATATATGGATATATTTTTTTTAAAGTTTTTTAATTAGGCGGTGTTATACATAACTTTTCAAAATCTATCCCTATAAAAGACGCATTACAAAGAGTGAAACCGTTGGAATTTTTAGAAAATTCAATAAATAAATTTTCATCTTGTTGTGTATAAGATGTATTATCGTGGTTTATTAATCCTTCAAGGTGGTAATTAAAAGAATAATTGTAAGGTAGCTTTGAGACAATTATTTTAAACCTTTTTATTTCAGATAATTTAATTTTATCTTTTGTAATTATGAGATTAGAGTGTTTATCACTTTCTAAATTTTTAAATATTTTTCTTTCATCTGAATTCATGGTAATCTCTAATTCAAACAAGTATTTTTGAATTTGATTATTTGGATCCGAAAAAGAATGCCATGATTTTGAATATTTAATTGGAATTGGTATTGATATGGAATTAATAGTTTTAATTTCTGACACGTTTGATACTTATAATAATAAAGTAAATATTTTTCAAAAAATTATTCTAAATTTAATATCTCAAAAAGTATAAATGGATAATAATGATATAAACTGTTTAACTTGTCATATCGTGGGCTTGAACCCATTCTCCAAAAAAGAATTACAAGAAAGCTTAAATAAAAAAATATTTAATACAATCGATTTAGATGAAATAAATAATAACATTATAAAAGATCCTTCAATGGATAACTTGTATAAAAACTACCATAAATTTAAAAATAGTAAAAATGATAAATTTAAAGAAATAGACAAAAAAATGACCTTATTTTGGGAGAATAAATTTTTAGAATTATTAGGAGAACAAATTAAAATAGATAAAAAAAATATATTAATTGGTAAAAATAATCATTATAAAAATATTTCGAAAAAAATAAACTTAAATACAGTAAATAAATTTTATATTAAAAATAGCGAAGACGAAATTAAAAATCTTATTAAATTTAACATTGAAAATCACAAAGAAGAAATAATTAATGGAACATTTCCTATTCAATATTTAGATTTCCAATTTTTATCAAAAAAGAAAGATTTATTAGCAAATATGTATAAAAAAGGTGGTTACTTGGAAAAAGATTATGACCAAGTTAAAACAATATTAAAATTATTAGAAGATAAAGTTGTTGAAATACCTGGTTTATGGATTGCTATGAAAGAAGCTTATAATTTAGGTTCTAAAATACATCCAAAAAAGAATGATAAAATTATGGCCTATCTAGATGCTAATATGGCTCTATTTGGTTCATTCCATTTTGAAAAAGATGAATTACAAAAAAATTTTAATGGTAAAGAAGTAAAAATAAAAGAGTTAAAACCTCAAACTTTAGATAAATTAAAAAATAAAAGATTCTTGTATTTAGTTGATAAAAGTAATTTTATACCTCATGAAAAAGGTGCTAATCAAAAGTTCTTTAGTCAATCACCAGTAACTATTTTACAGAAGGAAAGAATAATAGATGTATTTGAATACGTTATCGGTAATTCCTCTAAAAAATAACTAATCTATTTAAAAGTAAGCTATTACATTTACTTATATGGATTCAAACTTAAAAATATTTGATAAAAATTCTTTTAATATTTTAAAAATTGGATGTGATAAAGTAAGTCATTTAGATTGGAATAGTCCAGACTATATTAATGCTATTACATCAATGGATTTTATAAAAACATTTTCTATAGAACCGCAAACTTTTTTTGATAAAATATATGAATTATTAGATATTGAAAAATTTAAAGAAAATACCCATTTAGTTACTGAATATATTGCTGAAGAACCGAATTATATTTACGAAATGATTTATATGGATTCTACTTTTAATAAGGAAAATTTACAACTTAACGAATTGGCTTCAATATTACATTTAAAAGGGGAAGCAATTTATGGAAATGCAATAATAACGAAAACTCATGTTCCATCTTTAACTAAAGAAATTTCATTTTCAAATATGGATAGTAGCGAATTAAATAGAATGATAAGAAATAGAGGTTATACAAAGGTTATGTTATGGGAAGATAATATTTGGCGACAAGAAGAAATGTTTGGTGAAACTGAAAAAATTATGAAAAAGTTTTTTGAAGACGAATACTATAAAAAAATAGAAATTGGTTTTTTAAAGCATAATATTAATATTTGTTATACAACTTCAGAATATGGAAAAGAAGATGTTTTAGGGAAATTAGTAAAAGGTAAATTTGAAAAAATAGCGGTATATACGATGATAACTGATGATATAAGAGGAAGTTTAACAAAAGATGAATTAGAAAAGATAATTAAACTATCAAACTATTTAGAACCACCATATAGACCAGAAGATAAATGGTTTGAAGAAGAAACAGATGAACACGGAAGAAAAATTATAAAAAATAAATTTAGAATTTTAGATAATGTTTATAATGATTTTAAATTAAATTAAATTAAAATCTAAATTATATATATGGACAATTTAGAAAGAGAAATACAAAATTATAATGATATGGGAACATCAATTGATAATTTAAAAACAGAGTTTCAAATGCCTGAAAGACCAACTTATAATCCAAGTAGAACAAATTATACGGATAGAGAACCATTTAGAGATAATATAGATAATAGAAAACAATTAAGAGATGATTTAGGAAAAGATTGTAAGAACTGTGATAAAAAAGATTTCAGTGTAAATAACTTTGTAAAAGACTTGGAAAAAAATCTTGATAATTTTGACAATCTTGATTTTCAATCAGGACCTTTACCATCTAATATAAATATTGATTTTCAAAAACAAAAAAACAAAAATAAAGAAATAATTGAAGTACCAATTATAAAAAAGAAAAAAGTTAAAAAAGTTAAAAAAGAAAATACTTGGGATAAAAATATATATAAATTTTTATTAAAAATTAGAGAGCCTTTAATTGTTGTTTTATTATTTATTTTATTAAATAATAATGAATTAATAGATTTAATAAATAGAATACCAAACATAAATTATTTTAACAACGATTACCCATCATTAATTATAAGGGGTATAATTCTTGCATTTATAATTTATAATTTAAGAAATTTAACAAAATAATTTCTAATTAATATTAATGAATAATATAAATATTATATTACTTTCTACAATAATTGTGTTAATAATAATTAAAATATTCTTCTCTCAACAAATAGAAAATTTTGTAGATTACTATTCAGAATGCGAAGTTTCAGGATTATTAGAAAATGTTGTAAAAGGGAATGGAATGAAAAACAATAAAACTAATTGGGATTATTATTTCCCGTGTGAATACAATACTTGTGAAGAAAAAATAAAAACTTTTGAAAATCAAGAAGGTACAAAGAAAATCTTTTTAGTTGATGGTTGTGACTGGCCTGCTTCTAAAATTGCATTATGGAAATTATTAAAAGAACATTATGGTAATGATGAAGCAGCTAAATTAATGCCTCAAACTTATTTATTAGATGACCCAGTAGATTTATTAGCAATTAAAACTCATTTTAAAAATAATAAAGAAATTAGAAAGAACTTTATGTATATCTTAAAAAATTATGCTCAAAGACAAGAAGGTTTAAAAATTGTAACAACTTATAAAGAAATTATGGAAGGTTACAAAGAGGGCTTCTATTTAGTCCAAGATTATTTATACAATCCATTTTTAATTAACAAACATAAGATTAACTTTAGATATTATACATTAATTGTATGTAGAAATGGTATTGTTGAGGGATATATTCATAGAGATGGTTTTGTATATTATACACCTGAATACTACGATGAAAATGATCCAGCTTTCCACAAACATATTACTACTGGTTATATTGATAGAAAGATTTACGATACTAACCCATTAACCCTAGATGATTTTAGAAAAAAATTAGAAACGATGAAAAAAGGAAGTTCAACAATCTGGGATAAAAATGTAGCTCGTTTAATGCACGACATTATCGAAGCTGTATCTCTTAAAATATGTAAGAATAATAAATTAAAGAAACACACTTTATTTATGTTATTTGGTTCAGATGTAGCACCTACTGCTGATTTATTAGCTTATTTAATGGAAATTAATAAAGGTCCTGATTTAGATGCTAAAGATGAAAGGGATAAAAAGGTAAAAACAAAAGTTCAAGAAGATATTTTTAAAGTAATTGAAATTACAGATGAACAAGGAAAACCTTTTATGGATAATAGATTTGAGAGAGTTTATTAAATTTTGAGAAATTATAATATAAAAATCTATATTATAATAATGTCAAACAATGATTTTGAACCTGAAAATTTTCACGTAACATATTCAGATATAAATTCTGAAATAGAAACAACTTCTGATAATAATACTAGTTATATAGAAAATAAAATTAATGAAGTTACTGGTAATAATAATGAAGATAATTATTTACCGGTAAATTTAGATTATAATTTAACTAATAATCAAGAAATACCAGATAATACAAAAGTATTACCAGATAATAAAGCAGTTAATTTAGAAACTAATATAAAAGATATTCCAGATATTAATATACAGAAATATGGAGATGATATTATCTTTGAAAGTTGGTGTGATTTACATATCTTTAATCCAATAGCTGATAAATTAATTGACCCATTAAGAGAAATGGGTTTAACACCAAATCATATAACCTATCTAAGTACTTTTTGTACCCTTTTATCCGTTTATTATGTTTCTATAAAAGAATGTCGATATGGCGCTTGTGCTTATTTTATAGGTTACCTTTTAGACTGTGTAGATGGAAGAATGGCAAGAAAATATAATATGACTTCTAATTATGGAATGATGATTGATTTAGTTTCTGATAATGTTACAAATCTAATTTTAATATTATATTTATCTTATGAATTTGGTTTTCTTCATTGGGCTGTTCTTTTTATACTATTCAAAACATATTTATTAAGTATTGGTTATGGTTTAAATGAAGCTATATATTCTTTTAAGGCAACTGGTAATGATAATTTTCATTTAAGAAGAAAAGAACAATTAAAAGACACTTCTGGCTTACTTAAAGATACCTTTTTATTAGTAAATCAATTAAGTTATCAAACTTATAAAACAATCTTCCCTAATTTTACTAATGAAACAGCACATAAATGGTTACCGATTGTAAAAGAATTTGGACCTGGAAATTATGCTGCGGGAGTAATTTTAACTCTATTATTTTTATAAATTAACTGATGGAACTCATTTATTGGTAGACCCAAAACCACCTAAACCACGGGAAGTTTCCGACAGTTCATTAACGATTACTATTTTAATTGGTTTCAAATCTGGTGCACAAATTTGAAACAACTTATCCCCGGCTTTTATCTTACTACTTTGAGAAAGAGACATGTTTCGGACCTTACTAAGAATATTTCCACGATAGCCAGCATCAATAATACCAACACTATTAGCCATCATTAAATCAGTTTTACTAATTGATGAACGGGGATACAAATAGTAAGAAACATTTACGCCATCTTGATTAAGCATTTCACATTGAATCATATGGTCAATAGTACCAACTTCAAATATATTAAGAGATTTATCATTTGGTACTATTAAATCGATACCAGAATCACCTTCATGATGGGAAGTAAAATTTTCATAGTGTTCATTTATGTTTGCATTTTCATTTATTTTTATTTTTAGGGTATATGACATTACTGGTGAAGAAATATATTAATTTTTTATTTATCAATTTTTTTGTAATATAGATTATATGAATATATTTATAATTATTTTAATAATTATTATTCTTATAATTTTTATTTGTTTAACTAATATAAAAGAAAATTTTATTAATGATAACTTAGAATATGAAAAAAAAATTTGGATATTTTGGGATAAAGAGGAACTTCCGCCATTAATAAATAAAATTAAAGAATATAATAATAGAAAATTAAATGATTGGAAAATATATTATTTTATTTTAAAAACGATTAAACAATTTATTCCAGAAGAAGATATACCTAAAGAACTACCAAATTTAAAAGTTCAACATCAATCAGATTGGATAAGACTATATTTATTATCAAAATATGGTGGAGTTTGGATGGATGCTTCTGTAATAATTAATGATCCCAAAACTTTAGAAAAAGTTTTTAACGATAGTAGTACATCTAAATGTCATTTTACAGGTTTTAGTTTTAAAAATGAAAATTATAATAGAACATCTAAAGGTGTACCATATTATCTTGAAAACTGGTTTATAATGGCTCCAAAAAATAGTATTATAATAAAATTATGGTTTGAAGAATTTGATAGAGCTGTAAAAATTGGATTTACAGAATATAATAAATTTTTAAAGAGAAATGATGTAAATATAAATAGTTTAAAAGACGATGAAATATATTTTACTCAACACGCTTGTTTACAATATGTATTACAAAAAAAACTTGTACACAATTTACCTAAGATGATTATTATGCCTGCAGAAAATGATATGTTAAAACTTGATAAAAAGTGTAATATGTGTGGTAAATGTATTAAAAAACTTTTTGAAGAAGAAGAACACACAATTAGAGAAATACCATATATAAAATTAACTACTCCAAATAGAAAAGGTTTAGAAGATTTAAATTTTGATTATTTTAACAAATAAATTATATAGTTAGTTAATGAGTTTTGTTACAGCAAAAATTTCTGGAAATAATATTTCAAATGTAAAAGCCACTTCCATTTTTAAAGATAATAATAATACAGATTTTACTTCCATTTTAACTAAATATAAAAATTATGTAAATGCTAATGGATTTTTTAAGGTTAATATAAATTTATTGAATTTAAATAATTTAATGAAAGTAAATTTTTCTGAATTATATGATAAAATACTATCTTCTAGTAAATCAGAAATTTTTGGTCGCATATTTCTATCTAATATTAAAAATGGATTAAATATAAATGCTGATTATATATTAACTTTTTTAATTATATGCTTAGGTACGATGAATGGTTTATATGTGATAGAAGAAAGTCCTGTATTTACTAATTTTATTGCTCAATCTGAAATAAATACTGTTTCCTATAAAAGTAATTTTGAAAATGTTTCTGGTCCTAAAAATCTTACTACTCCTCTTCAAGTGGAACCTAATCCTCTTTTTGGGAAAACCATTCCTCTTCAAGCGGAACCTAATCCTCTTCAAGCACAATCCTCACTACCCCCTTTCATAAGCTCACCATCTAATCCTCTATCAACAAACTTATTCTTTGGTATAATTCCTATTAATCTTAGTCCTTTTAATTCTGTATTAGTTCCTCAACCAAATGCAAAATTTATCCCTATCCCTAGTTTGTCAGAAGCTGTATTAATTGATAAAATTAAATCTGCAATTAGTAAAATAGATTTTTCAAATCCTGTAATTACTCTGATATTTCCTAAAATTTTTGAATCAAATCAAAATATTGAATTTATTAATTTTTTATTTGACACTTATGTACCGAATATGACATATAAGAATAATTATCAACAAAATGATAATTTAAATAATAATAAAAATTTAAATATTTTTAAATCTGCTATGAAAACTTATATTAATGATATAACTACAAATTCTAAAAATATTAAAATAAAATTAGCAAATATTATTAGTTATCATATTAATTTATTTTTTAATTATTCGATTTTATTTACCTTTATGATGTTTTACAGGCCAGAAAATCCTCAGGAATTAGAACCTTCACCATATTTATATATAATGAAAATATTTTCTAATATGTTTGCTTCATTTCCAGATGATAAATGTTATTTTATTAATAAAGATATATTTTCTTTTGAACCTGATTTATGTGCAGATACTCCTCAAACTGAAAGTAAATGTCCACCTCAAAGTAAAGAGGTTACGTGCCCGCCACAAATTACTTGTAAAGAGGTTACGTGCCCACCACAAACTCCTTGTAAAGAGGTTACGTGCCCACCACAAATTACTTGTCCGCCACAAATTACTTGTCCGCCACAAAGTAAAGAGGTTACTTGTCCAGAAGCTATACAATCAGAAGTTAAGTGCCCATTAGTTGTCTGTCAAGAACAGGAAAAATGTACAGTAGAAGCAAAAGGTATTTTGGATACAAAGACTTTATATATAATTTCAGGTGTTTCAATTATAATTGCTCTCTTGTTTATTTATCTTTATTTTAGTAAACAGGTATGAAAAAATTGGCATTCTTAAAAAGAAATTTTTTGCCAGTAATTTAAAAAAAAATTAAAAAAATTGGCATTCTTAAAAATAAATTTTTTGCCAGTAATTTTTTTAATTTTTTTTTTTTTCATAAAAAAAAATTAAAAAAATTGCAATTTATTATAAATATTTAATATTATTTATAATAATGAAATCTATTGGTGCTAAAATAATGTTTAACAGATTAGTTCATCATAATGTCAAATATGTCTTTGGTTATCCAGGAGGAGCTATTTTACCAGTTCTAAATGAATTCTATAATCAAAATAAAATTAAATATATTCTTTCCCGAACGGAATCCGGTGGTAGTTTTATGGCTGAAGGTTATGCGAAAGCTACCAGAAAGCCAGGTGTTGTTATGGTTACCTCCGGACCTGGTGCTATTAATATTATGACTAGTTTACAAAATGCTCTTATGGATGGAACACCCATTTTAGGCCTATCTGGTCAGGTATCTACCAAAGTTTTAGGAACAGATGCCTTTCAAGAAGCAGATATTATTGGAATTTCAAAACCCTGTACAAAATGGAATTCTATGATAACAAATACTGAAGACATTAATGATACGATTGATTATGCTTTTGAACAAATTTATAAAGAAAGATATGGACCAGTTCTGTTGGACTTGCCTAAAAACGTTATGAGTTCCGAATTAGTTTTTAATGTTAGTAAATTTAAAAAATCATTTCCTGTTAAAAAAATTAATATTGAAAGTCAAGAAATTACTCCTCAATTTATCAATAAACTAATTTATCAATCAGAAAGACCGATTATATTAGCCGGACAAGGTATTTTTCAAAGTGATGCGGTTAAAGAATTAAGAAAAGTTTGTGAAATGTATGATATACCTATTACCACTACTCTACTAGGATTAGGAAGTTTTAACGAAAACAATCCATTATCATTAAAAATGGTTGGTATGCACGGGTCATATTATGCAAATAAAGCTGTTCAAAATTGTGATTTATTAATTAATTTTGGAAGTAGATTTGATGATAGAATTATTGGAAATCCTGAAAAATTTTGCCCAAAAGCTAAAATTGTTCATGTTGATATTTTAAAGCCAAATATATGTAAAGTAATCAAACCTACATTTTATATTAATAATGACTGTAAAAAGGTATTACAAGATATAATTAAATACGAGGTTGATATAAATAAATTCGAAAATTATTATCCTTTTAAAAACCAGAAATGGTTTCAAACAATTAAAGAATGGAGAAATGTTAAATTTTCTTTCCCCAAGAAAAATGTTTTACAAGGAAGAGAAGTAATTAGTGAATTAAATAAACTTATTAAAAAGTCTAAAAAAAGATTTACTATTGTTGCTGATGTAGGTGCTCACCAAATGTGGGCTGCTCAATTTATTGATTATAATTATCCAAAAGTTAAATTTATCACTTCTGGTGGTCTAGGAACTATGGGTTATGCTTTACCTGCTTCTTTAGGTTATAAATTAGGTAGTCCAGATGATGTTGTCATCTGTATTTGTGGAGATGGTGGATTTTCGATGAGTTTCAATGAATTAATTACGGCAGCAAATAATGGAATAAATGTTAAAGTTTTAATCATCAATAATAGTACTCAATTGATGGTTAAAATGTGGCAGGATAAATTTTACGATAAACAACAAATCGGGGTAAAAATGGATAATCCAAATTTTGATTTGGTTGCTAAATCACTAGGATGTAAGGGTATGACAATTAAAAATAGTAAAAAGTTAATAAAGAAACTAGAATATATGATAGAATACACAGGACCTATTGTTGTGAACTGTTTAACAGACGATAATGAGGCAGTTTTACCAATGGTTTCACCGGGTAAGGCTTTAGATGATATGATTATTGATGAAAATAATACTGATAAAATAAGTGGAGATGCACCATGTTAATAATTAATTTAATAATAGATTTATATAATTTATAATTCAGCAACATTTGATACTTTTTCATAATTTAATTTACAAGCTTTCATTTTTTCAATAACTATTTGAATGTCATCTTTGCTTTTGGTTTCAATACCAATAATAACTGGACCCATTTCTTGATTTATTAATTTAGTGTATTTAAAAAATACGATATCATCATTTTTACCTAGAACATTTAAGATGAATTCACGTAAAGCACCAGCTCTTTGTTGAAATTCAATCTTGAAATAATGCTTTCTTCCTTCCCAAACCAATGACCTATCTAATATTTCCGGCATTCTAAAAACATCAGAATTGCCACCAGAAATAATAGATACTACATTTTTATTTTTAATTTTTTCTTTCATTTGGTCCAGAGCACATAGAGACAGAACACCAGCCGGTTCGATGATAAGCCCGCTATCATTATACATTTCTAAAATTTTAGAACAAACTTGTCCCTCTTCAATTAAAAGGATATCATCTAAATTTTTCTTACAAATAGGAAAGTTTAATTCACCAGATTTTCCAACCGCAGCACCATCAACAAATGAATTTATTTTGTCTAATTTTGTTATTTTATTATTTAGAAAAGATTTATACATTGACGGAGAACCCATTGGTTGAACACCAATTAATTTAGTTAAAGGAGAAAGAAATTTAAAATATGAAGAAACACCAGATGATAGTCCACCACCACCAATAGGTAAAAATAAATAATCAATTGGTTTATCTATTTGTTGAAGAATTTCTAGCCCAACGGTAGCCTGTCCTTCAATTACTTTTTCATCATCAAATGGATGAATAAACTGTAAATTATTTTCTTTGCAAAACTTATTTGATATATCGTAAGAGTCATCAAAACTATCTCCTTCTAGATAGACAGTAACATATTTTCCCCCAAACTTTTTAACTTTATCGATTTTTTGTTTGGTGGTAATTTTAGGCATAAAGATATGTCCTGGAATACTTAGGGTGTTGCAACAGAAAGAAACCCCTTGCGCGTGATTACCGGCACTACAACTTACGATACCAGTAAAATCGGTTAAAGATGACATTTTATTATAGGCCCCTCTTATTTTATAAGAACGAACAATTGTTAGGTCTTCTCTTTTAAGATAAATAGATGAGTTATATTTATTGGATAAACTTTCGTGGAATTGAAGAGGGGTGGTTTTCATAATATTTTTTATTTTAAGAGCGGCTTTTTCAATATCTTTAAGTTTGGGATAATAAGTTATCATTGTATAATAATAACTTAATAAAAGGTTTTTAAATGGCAATTTTTTATAACCCGGGTTATGTGGTTATATAGTTAAATATACTCTAGTAAATCTTATAATATACTATAATTAAACTCTAGAATATACTAACTGGTTAGTGGTTTATTTTAGAGTTTACTTGTTGGGGGTTTACTTTCGAGTATATTATAGTTTATTTTAGAGTTTACTAGAGTATACTATGATGGAGGGAGGCTGTTATTCGTTTACTTTAGAGTTTACTTTCGAGTATATTATGGTTTATTTTTGAGTTTACTAATTGGGTAGAGTTTACTAATTGGGGGTTTACTTTCGAGTATATTCTAGTTTATTTTTGAGTTTACTAATTGGGGGTTTACTTTCGAGTATATTCTAGTTTATTTTTGAGTTTACTAATTGGTGGGCTATTTAGCCTTCCAATACTTGCTCTTGCATCCATCATCATGGCCCGACAATAAGAACAACATAAAGAGAGCGTTTTGTCCTACCTTGCTTCCACCAGCATTGGTGGCCGATGATAAAGTTCCAATATTTGAAGTAAAGTTTCTTACTGTTAATACATCACCTCTGCATAATTTAACGAATTGTCTGGCTAAGCATCTAGCGCCACCGGAATCTCTTCCAAAAACGGTGGCGCTAGATGC